AACTCGTCCTCGTCACTCTCCTCGAGGTAGTAAGCCGACAAGTACGGCATGTAGATGCTGCCGAGCTTGTCCGGCGCGGCCAGGCGGTTCGGTGTGACGAACCAGACGACGCGATGCACAGCCCGCACGCCAGCGCCATTGTCGGTCTCGTCGCGGACGGCCTGCGTGACATTCTCGCGACCGAACTTGTCGACGAGCTGCTGGGCGCTCATCTTCATGCGATGCACGAAGGTGTTGACGAGGCCATCTGGCCCACACTCGTAAGCATAGCTGCCGACGGGATAGGCCGTGAAGTGGACGCCATAGCGACTGTCCGGAAAGATGCCGAGTGGTGCCTGGCCAAATGCGAGCTCGAGGTAGCACGAATGGATAGCGGTGTAGAAGTTCGACTTCTCGAGAACATCGTTCATGATGTCCATGCGCTGATCCAGCAGCTTGCCGATATCCGAGTTATCGGCCAGCTCTTTGTTCGAGAAGCTCAGCCGGAACCACTTTCGCGATGGCGGTGTCAGGCCGCTCATCACACCGGCGGCAAAGATCTGGTTCGCCTGCCACGTCGTGCTGTTGTAGATGTGCCGGTCCTTGCGGTCGGCCATCGTCTGCTCGTCGTCGCGGTCGTCGAAATAGCCGATGTACGGCAGCTGGTAGTCTCGGATGGCCTTCCAGCGTGTCTCATACGCCGTGCGCTTCTGCAGCATGGCACTGACCTGCTGCTGGATGCGCCGCTTCGAGATGTTCAGCCGCCTGCCGACATCCGACATCTTGACAAGTGAGATGCCGCCCGGCGGGAGCCTCGCTCCCTGCTTGTCTCGTTCCATGCTGCTCCTCCTTATCCGAGCGTTCTTCTGACGCCGCTGTCACCGTTGCTGTTGCCGAGGCTCGACAACAAGCTATTGCGGTCGCTCGAGAGTACCGTTGCACTGCGGCCTTTCTTGCGTTTCTGCTCTTTGCTGATTGCAGCCGTCGTCGCCGCTTCATCCGTCGGCACGACCGTCGTCGGTGCCGGGTCTACTTTCGGCGGCGTATAGCTGCCTCCGCCTCCACCAGAACACATGGCGCTCACCTCCTTCCAGTACTCGGTGTCCGAATCGGACACATCTCAAAAGGGGTTGTAGTCTGTATTGCACGTCGCACCAGAGCCATGCATAGCTTCTTTTGGCACGACGGGATAAGAGAACGTCAACGCCAGAGAGTCGGCCACGTCCGGCGACTTGCCGATCCGCTCCTTTATCTTCTCTTTGGGTTCGAGTTTCATGCGATTCGCCGCATCGAAGCTGTACTCTGGCGTGACGAGTTCTGTCTTGAGTTCGGGCATGTCAGGCAGCGAGCCGCCCGCCTGCAGCCACTTGCGCATGGCGTCCCACATCTCTGCCCGCTTGTTGACGTAGTGCGCGGATTCCAGGGCTTTGCCGCCGAAGGATACTTCGGTCACATCGTAGCCGAGCTGCCGGCAGCGATCGATGACGCCTTCGCCGCGGCCGGAGTCGACGAAGACGGCGTCCGGCTGGAAGTCATTGATCTCCTGGATGAGTCTTGCCGCAAAGTCCATGTTGCTGATGGCACGGAATACCTTGGGCCTGTAGGCAACAAGGCCCTGGCGACGCGTGATGGCGCAGGAGTCGTTGCCGAAGCGTGCGACGTCGACGCCGAGGATGCGCGGTGCTCCGAGGATGTCGTCCTTCTGGTAGACTTTCTTGCAGGCTTCTATCACCATGTCGATGGTGATGAGGATGTTGAAGGCCGAGGCAGTGAAGTCACAGTAGAGTTCCTGCCGGATTCCCTCTTCGCTCATGTCTCGCTTCATTGCCTCAAGTTCTTTCGGCCCCAATCGGCCGCCCGGTGCAAAGACGCCGGACTCGTCGGCACGGTACATGCAGCAGTACCAGTCCGGCTCGCGCTGTGCCTTCTGGTAGATCTCGTAGAACTGGTTCTGACCTTTCGGTGTGCCGATGAAGATACACCAGCCATTGCGGTCGGCCAGCGACGGACGAACAACCTCGTCCCAGAGCTCTGCCTTGATCTGTGCGTACTCGTCGAGGATGGCTCCATCCCAGTACGTACCGCGCAGGTTGTCCGGATGGTCGGCACCGATGATATAGATGCGGCCGCCCTGTGCGCCCTGATAACGGCTCGGAAGCTCGATGAAGAGATCCGACTCGTTGATGCGGACGCCAGGGATGACATGTGTGTAGTACTTCAGGTAGTTCCAGGCAATGAGCTTGGCCTGGTTGCGAAATGGCGCAACGTAGGCGTACATGGGCGAGCGCCGATGATTCTGGACGCATTTCTTGATGAGGTGGTTGACTGTCCCGACGGTCTTGCCGAAACGGCGATGGGCAACGATGACGGAGAAGCGATGGCTCTCAAGTGCTGGATGGATGGTCGTCTTCCAGAGCGGCTCTGGCCGGTACGGTATCGTGATCCGTTTCTTCTGCGCTGTCATCATCGTCATCATCTCCTTCCCATGTGAGCTCTGCGCCACCATCTCCTACGGTCTCCTGCTGGACGCGGTCCTTGTACTTGTCGGGGAATGCTCCCTTCAAGAGCATCGCGAGCAGGGTGTCTGAGTATTCGATGCGCGTCGCGATCCTGTCGCCTTTGTAGTAGATGCCGCGCTCGCAGCCCTCGACGGCCCGTCGGTAGGCTTCTTCTTCAAGCAGGTCGTTGGCCATGGCGCGGGCACGGTTGAAGGCGATGGCGTAATTGGAATCGCTGTGCAGCCAGAGGTAGTGTGTCTGGCGCGAGATGCCCATGGCCTGAGCGGCCTTGGATATCGTTCCGCAGTCTACCAGATAGTTAAGAAAACGATTCTTGTCTCTCTGCGGTACAAACTTGTAAAGTTTCTTCTTCATCGCCAGCACCTCCTTTGCCTTGTATTTCAAGGGGTTTCACGCTTTCATCCACGCTGTTTTCTTTCTTCGTTCCTACCTGTCAAGTGATTTCCACGGAAAAAGCCCCGCGGCTTGCTCAGCTCGCGAGGCTTTCTATGGGTTGGTCTTTTATTATCTTACCATGCGGATGGCGGAATAACGTGCTGCCCTTTTTATTTTTTTCGCAGGCGGGCGGCAATCTCGGCTGTCCGGCAGATCATGTCCTTCCACCAGACCTTGAGCGTCCGCTCACCCATCCAGAACGAACGGCCAGGGTACCGGGTCTCCATCTCTTCGGCCAGCCGGTGTTGCACACGGATGACCCAGCCGTGCCGACCGCGCGAGAAGCCGTTGCCCTTCTGCTTCTCGGCATCGCGCCGGAGCCGCAGGAAGAGCTGCTTCTCTTCGGGCAGGCTTTGTTCTAGAATCTCGACCGCCCACAACCAATGGGCAGCCCGCGCATGGGTATCAAAAAAGATGCCCCGCTCAGCTGATTGTGCTGTCGGATCGTGACCGGCCGTCGTCTTGTAGACGTATTCCGCCCGCCGCTTCGCGTAGTCCTTCCGCTCCCGCGCATAGGAGAGCAGATAGTGTTCCGCCTGGCGGTGGTCTTCTTCGATGGCCAGCGCAATACGCTCGGCTTGTGCTTTGGCTGATTTCTCGTCCATCTGCCTCTCCTTCCTGCTCAGTCTTTCTTGTCATCCTTGGTGATGCCCATGATGGGGAACGGCACCTTCTGCATCAGCGTCGCGGCAGATGCATTGCTCGGGATCCAGTAGCCGTGCTTACTGTCCCAGACCCACTGCATCTTCAAGTCCTGCTCCATCTTCTTGCATCGCGCGGTCAGCTGGTCCCGCTCTTCTTTCACGGCATCGAGATGCTTCTTGTAGCGATCCAGGCGTGACTCCATGGTCTTGCTGTCCTGCATCCAGCTGTCGGCCATCTGCCGCAGTGCCCTGTCCAGATGCTCGGCCCTGGCTTTCTCTTTCCGCCAGAGCGTGGTCGTCAGGCAGAACATGGCCGCAAAGAACAGGATGTTCAGCAGCATCCCGGTTTCATTCCCCGTCATCGCTCTCACCCTTCCTGAACCGCAGGCCGTTGTCTCTGCGGGCGTTGTGATGATTGACGTAGTCCATGAGCTTCTGCCGTGCCGCCTCGGTACAGCCACACCGCTCCATGAAGCTGGTGGCCGCCACCTGCAGGTCGACGCATTCTTCCATGAGCTTCCACCAGCGCATCGTCCCTTCTTCCTTCGGCAATCCTTCCCGCTCTGCCGCCCGCAGCTTCGCGTAGGCTTTCCCGACCTCGTCGAATTCCTCGAGTATCTTCAGGAAGAAGTCCGTCTCGGTCCATTCCTTGTAGAGCGGCCCGTTGCAGGGATGCGGGAGGATACATCGTTTCTGCATACTCATTTCAAGCCCCTCTTTCTGCGTGCCAGCTCTTTCTTCATCTCGTCGCAGGCGCGGATGATGGTCTTGGCTTCCTGGCTCTTGATGGCTCCTGTCCGGAAGTCCGTCAGGGCCTTCTGACGCCGTGCCTCGTTCTCTTTCTCAGCCCGCAAGATGTCGAGCTCCGTCATGTTTTTTTTCAAGCGAATCATTCCCATGCCAACCAAACCTCCTGTTCGCTTACTCTTACCGCTTTGTCCTCTCGCTGCGCGTCTCACTGTCGCCCGGCGACCAGTTCGAGATTCGCAGGTTCTGCAGCGTCTTGTGTGCCCGCCAGAGATTGTAGAGAATCAGCAAGCAGGCCACGATGCCGAGTACCACGAGTATCATCATGATGTTCACCTCCCTTCTGTGCGCTCGGTGTCCGAATCGGACACATCTTCCGGCTGTTCTTCGTCGGTGTCCGAATCGGAATCGGACACAATCCCATCGAAGGGCTTCTGGATTTCCTCGGCCCATTCCTTGCTGACGGTCCAGCCTGCCTGCGGATAGCTGTAAGGGCAGGTGTTCTCGTCGGCTTTGTGGTTCACAACCTCGACCTGGTAGCGGTGCAGGAATTCCTTCCAGGCGCAGTGCCGGAAGCTCTTGCCCGAGCAGACGCCGCAGAGCCGCGGCATGATGAATTCGCAGAGGTCCTCAAAGTCGGACATGGACAGGTGCAGCGTCTTCTTGAGCTGTTCGACTTCTTTCACCTTGCGCCTTGCCTCGCGTTCCGGCACAAAGACAACACAGAGTTCACTGGCCGCCCGCTTCATCTGCCGTGCGGCATCAAGGTCGATGAGGTTGTAGCGCCGCGCGATAGCCTTGCCGAGCATGGTATGACTCATGCGCAGGTACTTCATCATCTCTTTGTCCGGGTCTTTGGTTTTCTCGTAGTTCTTGATGGCTTCTTCTTCGACCATCACCATGGCCATGAGCCTAGCCATATTCTCGCGTTCCTTGCTGGAAAAGTATCGGTTCATCATT